CTCCCTGGTATTGCTGAAGAATCACCTATAGAAACAGCCGCTAGTAAGATAGTAATTGCCCATGAATATGTTCAATCTGGTGTAAAAGGTATGCACCCCAAGCTACAAGTAGAAGCATGGGATATGGCTAAGAATTTGATCTCTATTAGTGAGAATTTAACGGAAGGTGCTTTGTATGGTGCGATGAATTTCTTTAAACTGGCAAAACTTGCTCAAGAAATGACCGAAAGTATGCTTGCCGATGGAATTGATATTAATACCCTTGGTGCTATTAGTGCTATCACCAAAACCGCTAATGAAGCAGCCGCACCGTCCATGAATCTACTCAACATAAACAAACAGACAGTGGATAGACTCACCAAAACTGGCGATATTATCGGTAAAAAGACCTTAGCCGACTTCTATGGTATTCCTACTGTAGTGGATAAAGACGATGCCTAAACCAATTCTAAACCCCAACCTAGAAGGGTTTTATGAGTCACCCGACTATCGTTACTATGTACTGCATGGTGGACGTGCCAGCGGAAAGACTTATCATACGGCTGGGTTCTGCGTTTATCTAGCCGCAACGTATTCGGTTAAGTTTCTATGTGTACGCCAGTTTCAAAATAGGTTATCTGATTCGGTAATGTCTACTATTGTGGAGTGTATCGAGATAGCAGGGCTGATGGATGAATTTGTGGTGATTGCCAACGAGATACGCCATAAAACAACGGGGTCTAATTTTACCTTTTTGGGGATCAACAGAAACCTAAACGAAATAAAAGGGATGACTGGAATTGAAGTGCTATGGATCGAGGAAGCGGAAGGGCTAACTGAGGAGCAATGGCGAGTTATTATGCCGACCATCCGTGCAGAAAACAGTAAGATATTTATTGTGTTCAATCCTCGATTGGCGACTGATTTTGTTTATAAGCGATTTGTGGTCAATACGCCTAATGATTGTATTGTACGCCAAGTAAACTACCCCGATAATCCCTATTTGTCCTCTACTATGCTGAGGGTTATAAATGAGGCAAAAGAGCATGATGATGATTTTGCTCATGTGTATCTAGGTGAGCCAAAAGATGATGATGAAGCCGCTATTATAAAACGGTCACATATTATGGCGGCAATAGATGGGCATAAGAAGTTAGGAATAGAACCACTAGGTACACGCAGAATAGGATTTGACGTAGCCGATTCTGGAGAGGATGATTGCGCTATGATTGAGGCGCATGGGTCGGTTAATCTATGGGCAGATATGTGGCATAGTAAAGATGACCAGTTGCTCAAATCATGTACACGGGTGTGGAATAGAGCAAGAATTGAGAATAGCTTGATTGTTTATGACGCTATTGGCGTGGGGGCTACTTCAGGTGCAAAGTTTAATGAGTTGAATAATGGTAGTAAACTGAAGATAGAGCATCAGAAGTTTTTTGCTGGTGGTAGTGTGGCAAAACCAGAGGCGCAATATAGTAGATCTGGAATAAAAAACAAGAATTACTTCTGCAACATTAAGAGCCAAGCATGGTTTTTGGTGGCAGATCGTTTTCGTAACACGTTTAATGCTGTTACCAACGGGCAGGATTTTAGTGAGGATGAAATGATCTTTATTGATTCAAATATGCCTCATCTTAATATTTTGATTGATGAATTATGTAGCCCCCTGCAAGATTATGATAATAATGGGCGTGTAAAAGTAGAAAGTAAAAAAGATTTAGCAAAAAGGGGAATATCATCACCAAACATTGCTGACGCTTTTATTATGGCGAATCTGTCCAGCGATATGCGTAGAAGAAGTTTTTTTGGATAAATAATACAAACCCCTAAAGCTCTGGCAAGCGATAAGGGTTCTAATCACAACAATTAACACAGGAATTGAGATGACTGAACAAATTATAACAAAAGAATTGTTAGATGAGTTATTTGAATATAAAAATGGTAGTCTTTATTGGAAAATAAAAATTAGCAAGAAAATTATTATAGGTAATAAAGCTGGCTCAGTTAATGGTAATGGGTATTGGCGAGTTAGGTTAAATAAGAAATTGTATTACGCTCATCGTTTAATATTTTCTATTCATCATGGATATATCCCTAAATATATAGATCATATTGATGGTAATAAATTAAATAATAAGATAGAAAATTTAAGAGAAGTAACTTTAATTCAAAATGGACAAAATTCTAAACTAGGAAAGGCTAATACTTCTGGTATTAAAAATGTAAGTTGGAGTAAAGTAAAAGATAAATGGTTAGTGCATATAAGAATTAATAGGAAAAAGAAAAATTTAGGATATTATGCCGACATAGAGCTTGCAGAATTGATAGCAATTGAAGCAAGAGAAAAGTATCATGGCGCTTTTGCCAATCATGGGTAATAAAAATATGTTTAATTTTTTTAAAAAAAGCAAACCAGTACCACAAGAACCAACTCCTAAAAAGCGTAAAAGCTTATTTTCTACACACAATGACCATGAGCCGCATTTTAATGTTGCACATGATACGTTATCTGCTATCTACAGGAATCAACCAGCCATAACGACTACAGAAGGCATGGCGATGGATGATTCTAGTAACGGGTATCCATCTTTTAAGCAATACTCCGCTGCTCAAGCTAATATTAGTGACCAATTGATATTCTGGTACAGTAACCAAGGATTTATTGGCGCACAGCTTTGTGGAATATTAGCGCAAAACTGGTTGGTCAATAAAGCTTGTGCAATGCCAGGTGATGATGCAATAAGAAAAGGTTATAACATTGTTGCAATAGATGGTGAAGAATTAGACCCAAAAGCACTAAAAATACTAAAGCATTATGATCGAGCTATGCAATTAACCTTTAATATGCGTGAGTTTATCCGCAAAGGTCGTATCTTTGGTATTCGTATTGTTATGTTCAAGGTTATCTCTACAGATCCATTGTATTATGAAAAACCTTTCAATATTGATGGCGTAACACCAGGCAGTTATAAAGGTATGGTGCAAGTAGATCCCTACTGGACTGCCCCAATGCTCGATGGGCCTTCTGCCAGCCAACCCGATACAATGCACTTCTATGAACCAACTTGGTGGCTAATCAACGGTAAAAAAATACACAGATCCCACTTGATAATATTTAAACATGCTGAACCCGTAGACGTTCTAAAACCCCAATATATTTATGGTGGGATACCTTTAACACAGCAAATCATGGAACGTATCTATGCGGCTGAACGTACGTCTAATGAAGCGCCACAATTGGCGATGTCTAAACGTACGACTGTCTGGCTGACCGATATGGAAGCGGTGATGGGTGATACCAATGCTGCTACTGATAGATTGCAACAATGGGCGCAGTATCGTGATAACTACGGTATCAAGATGGGCGACAAGGAAGGAGATGAGTTTAATCAGTTTGATACTTCTTTATCTGATTTTGATGCGTTGATTATGACGCAATACCAATTGGTGTCTGCTATTGCCGGAGTTCCAGCTACTAAACTGCTAGGTACATCACCTAAAGGTTTCGGGGCCTCCGGGCAGTACGAGGAAGATTCATACCATGAAACTTTGGAATCAATTCAATCGCATGATTTAACGCCATTAGCCGAGCGTCACCACATGTTGGTGATTAAATCATTTATACCGGATCTTGATATTGAAACAACTTTGAACTGGTTGCCACTTGATACGCAATCTGCGGAAGAAGTTGCTAATGTTAATTTAACTAAAGCGCAAACAGCAACAATTCTTATTGAATCTGGTATTATCTCTAGTGAAGAAGAACGACAACGTATCGCAACTGATAAAACCAGTGGCTACAATGAAATGGGTATTCAATATGATATTATTGATGATGACATCAATGAAGATAATATTAATGATGATGATGAACTTAGATGATAGGTAAATCCCTACGACCTAATGTAGGTATTGGCAGAGATTACGCCAAACCTACAGAACGGCTTATTGAATTGATGTATCGTGACATATTGAAAGAATTAACTAAAACTTTTTATGGTTACGGTGTAGATTCGTCAATTAGCAGTCAATCACGCATTATTTTGAATTATTTGTTAAAAAAATGGCAAAAAAGATTCAATAAGGTGGCAAAAGAGTCCACCGACAAGATGATTAACCGAACGGTTAAAAACTCTAGTGTAACGCTAGGAATGTCGCTAAAAGAGATTGCTAAAGAAATTACTATAGATATGACTTATAGTAATGAAGTTTTAAAAGATGTTATCAAGGCAAGTACAGAAGAAGCGGCTAATTTGATTAAGCTAATACCACAGCAGGCTCTTGCAGAAGTGCAGGGGGCGGTTATGCGTAGTATTACTACAGGCAAAGGAATGTATGACCTTGTACCTTTTTTAAAAGCAAAGTATAAGGGGAATATTAAACGAGCAAGGAATACAGCTTTAGATCAATCTCGTAAAGCCTATCAGTCTATCAATACGACTCGTCTGAAAGCGTATGGCGTTACAAAGTTTATCTGGATACATTCTGGTGGAGGAATGACACAACGCCCATTACATGTAGAAATGAGTGGTAAAGAGTATGATTTAAATAATCCACCGTACATAGGCGTGGAATATGGTATAAAAATATATGGATTTCCTTCACAAATGATAAATTGCAGGTGTGTGTTGCGTCCTATAATTGATTTTGATGATAATTAATTTTAACGAGAAATAAAAATGATTGATAAATTAAATGCTGTTGATGGCA